ACACCGGTGCGCTGGCAGGTGTAGCCGTCCCGGATGTGGACCTTCAGCTTCAGGTCTCGCCACGCCTTGGTCTTGTACCAGGCTTTCCACGGTGTGGACTGCTGGACTGTGGCGGGGCCCTTCGCTTGATCAGGCGCGAACGCCTGCCGGCGTGGGGAGACGGCCAGCCTTGGTGTCATCTGCTTCAAGCGGGACATGGTAGCAGCGCCCTCGCTGATTTGATCTGGACTACACCCCTGACCGCACTGACGATCCGCCCCTTGGTGGCGTCGGGCGGCGTCGTGGCCTATCGGCCAGCCAGTCGTCGTCCTGCGGCGAGTAACCCTCTCGACTGGGTAATTATATACGTGACAAAGCAGCTCTGATTTCGTAAGGTTTCCTCACTGAAGGAAGCCCTACCGATGAACCTGACCGCACCGATCTTCACCGACGCCGACAAGGCCCGCGAACACCTCGAAGCCACGCGCTGGCCGCATGGTCCGATCTGCCCGCATTGCGGCGTCGTGAACGAAGCCACCGCGCTTCAGGGCAAGGCTCACCGTGCGGGCCTGTATCAGTGCAACGCGTGCCGTGAGCAGTTCACCGTCACGGTCGGAACCGTGTTCGAGCGTTCGAAGGTTCCGCTCAACAAGTGGCTGCTGGCGACCTACCTCATGTCGTCCAGCAAGAAGGGCATCTCGGCTCACCAGATCGGCCGCACGCTCGGCGTGACCTACAAGACCGCTTGGTTCATGTGCCACCGCATCCGCGAGGCGATGGGCGACAACGGCGCCCCGATGGGCGGCGAGGGCGTGACCGTCGAGGCCGACGAGAGCGTCGTGGGCGGCAAGGAGCGCAACAAGCGCCTCTCCAAGCGCCCGACCGGCGGCAATGGGGTCGTGCGGGGCCAGCCCTCCGGCTATCACGGCGCCGACGCAAGCGTTGGAACTCCTGCCTTTGGGGGTGTTCCGCACGATGATTTAGGGCCGAAGCCCGATCTCATTCCGTCCTCGTCCGCCCCGATCTGGCCATCCCCGCAGGTCCGAACACAGTCAGGGCCGGAAACGCGAGAGCCCCAGCGGTTGGGCCGGGGCTCTGTGGTCGCGATTCGGGCTATGTCGGATTGATAGGCATAACCGCGTCCGCTCGTCAATGGGTTGGGGGTGCGCCGGGAGGGGGCGCTACCTGTTGGGGGTGACGATCGCCGCCTGGTAGCGGGGCACGTATCGCCGGACCTCCACCCCGCCCTTCTTCAGCACGACGGTGGCGTATCGCTTGGCGATGATGGCCTCCATGTAGGCGAGGCTGGCGTCCTCCAAGGTGGCGAAGTCCCGCACGTCCAATTGGTCGCGGCCATCGGCGAAATAGGAGACCTCGATGGACAGGGCGGGGTCGGTCACTTCCCTTCCCTCACATGGTCTGCGGGCCAGTGGATCGTCTTGTATGGAGCGACGTGCTCCAAGGCGGTCGCGGGATCGAGCGGCGCCCACTTGGCTGCGGCGCTCGGGAGGCCGACCAACGACAGCCGCCACGTCTCACCCTCATCGATCGGCTCGACCGCCACCTCGTAGTCACCGCTGGCGTGGCCGGCATCGAGCCGCACCGGGTCGCCGATCTTGGGCGCTGGATAGGCCGTCTTCAAGATGGACACCTCGACGCCCGGCCTGTGGCGGCGAAGCTCGGCCTGCTCGCGCGATGTGATGCCCTGGTATTCGCTCACGGCTTCTCGCTCCGGATATGGTCGATCATGGCGGTAATAGCCGCTGAAGCGAACTCCATCGCGATGCCGTCCGCTTGCGAAATGATGTCGACCTCTGACCCGAGGGTCTCGGACTTCAAGACCTTGATCTTGCGCCCAAGGACAGCCTCGATCATTCCCCGATCCGGCTCCCGCAGTTCGGAGAGGATGGCGTCGACGGCGCTCGCGGCCCTCGTTGGGCTCGGCACGTCGTCTGCATACTCGTTTAGAACGGCTGCAATCAGCCTCTCGCGCATGGTGGTCATTAACCAATCCTCGGGTCAGAGGGGCGGGGCTTCCGCCCAAACGCAAGGCCGGATGCGGTCAGCGTTATGGTGGGCACTGTTTCAGCCTTGGGTTCATGCGGAATTTCTAGGCCATTCGCCGCAAGCACAGATTCGATGGTCGGGCCGGAAAGCAGTTCCGCCTGCCGTTCGTTGGTCATGGTATTTTCTCCCGCACCGCGACCATCAACACCGCCAGCGCCTCGTTCATGCTTGAACGCTTGGCCGCTTCTATGATCAGCAGGCCCGCTGCCGAGGCAAGCACTTCGGACGCGCCCTCGACGTCTGGAAGCGTATCGGCGAGCAGGGTGATCGCCCTGACGTGCTGGGCGAACTTCTCGACGAAAGCCGGGGCCATCATGGTCTCGCTCATGTCCGCCATCCTACTGCAGCCCCATGCGGTCGGCCAGCACGTCGGCCGCGGCAATCAGCGCCCGGGTAAGCCGGATCGCCCGGCGCCTGCCCGGGGCCAGGGAGCGGATCGTGTGCCCCTCCCCGGCTACGGCCCGCAGGACCATCAGGGCCTCACGCCCGGCAAGCCGGCTCACGGTCGCCTCGATCTTGGCGAACACGACCCCGGCCTTGGCACGGGTGTAGAGGTTCTCCATCGTGTTCGACCGCATGATGTTGAACGGCGTCCGGTCCTCGCCGGCGCCGGTGGCGTCGACCGCCGGGAGCGAGGTCTCACGCGTCTCCAGGTAGCCGGCGCGGTAGCGGTGCAGCGCCGCGAGCTGGCCGGCGTTGAAGATCCCCACCATGGGCGTCTTGCCGTCCCGCATCAGGATCGGCTCCCCGTTGGCCTTGAGATGCGCGGTGGCCAGCGTTTCCAGCCCGTCCCGGTTCGTGACGTGCGGCCGGTTGATGACCTCGCGCTTCGTCGTCTTCCGGCCCCGGCGCCAAACCGGAGCCCCGTCCTTCAGGATCGGGGTCTCGATGTCCCGCGTGACCATGACGACACGACCGCCACGCCGGGCCTCAAGCGCGCCGAGTTCGAACGCCCGCAGGCCGGTGAGCAGTTCGGCCTCCCGGTCAGCCAGGCCCTGCACAACGAGGACATGGGTGTCGTCCGCCCATCTCACCGCGTCGGCCTCTCGCTGGGCCCTCTTCGCCGGATTGCCCCGAGCCGCCTTGGCCATGCGTTCGGCCAGACCTGCAGAGATCGCGGCCAGCCGCAGCTGTGCGTCCTCCCGGAGCGCCTTGATCGCGGCCTCGACCGCGGTGTGGTGCTGGGCGACGTCGGCCGGCGTGACCTGCTCGTCTGGCTTCGTGGCGGTCAGGGTCATGCGGCGGTCTCCGGGGCGGGATCGGCTACGATCAGGCTGTCGGCAAAGCGGCGGGCGTCATCCTCGGTCATCCCGAGGGCGTCGGCTGCTTCGAGCCAAGCGGTGCGGGCCTCGCGCCACTCTCGGCTTGCATGGGGCGCGGCGGCCTCGCTCGGCATGATCCGGGCGACGGCGGCGACTAGGCGGGACAGGGGGGCGCTCATCGGGCGGCCCTGACGTAGCTTTTGTCCTGCGTGGTCTCGAACCCAGATGGCAGGCGGATGCGGACTGATTTCGCGTTGACCTTCACGACCGTCGCAGCGCCGTAGTGGACCGAAACAACCTGCTGGCCCGGCTCCAACGTCAGCGCGTCCCTGAGCGCCTGACGTACCCGCTCCGCGTCCCCCTTGTCAGTCGCGGCCATGCGGGACAGCTCGGCGGCCTTGGCGCGGTGTTCGGCGGCCTTGGCTTGCAGCGCAAAGGCGCGGTTTGCCTGGGCGATGTCACGAGCGCGGGCCGGGATATGCCCGGGCTGGGACAGGAACGCCCAATCGCGGCCCGCCTGCCCGGCGAGTATCTGGGCGGCCTGATCCTCGGCAGCTTGCGCCCATGCGGTGCGCCGTTCGGCCTTGGCGGCCCATCGGTCCTTCTGGCCGCCGCTCATTGCGCCGTCCCCTTGCCAACCCCGGCCAGCCGCTCGCTCATCTTCGCGTGGGCGGCCTCGAAGTCGGCGTCGGTGATCGCTGCGGCGGCGCGCTCGGCCAGGCGGAAGGCGCCGCACCACATGAACGCCCCGGTGCGCGGCCAGATCGCGTCTGGGCCGTCCATGGTCGCAACCGGGGTCGGTGGTGCGCCGCGGCACTCGCCGCCGGACCCCATGGTCTCGGCAAGCCACCACTGGCAGTTCGAACAGGTGCGGGTCATGCGAGCGCCTTCCTGAGACGGCTCATGGCCATCCTCACCGGCGCGGCATGGCGATCGCAGATCGCGCGCAACGGGCCGGGCTTTGGGAAAAACTCGGAGTCGTGGCGGGCGACGTATTCCTCGACGGCCTTGGCGACGGATTCGGCTGGGAGATCGCCAAGGGCCTTCGTGTAGAACCCCCAGAACGTCCGCCACTCGGCCTCGCTCTTGTCCGGCACGCCGTAGAGCGACACCAGCGGGGCGAGGATGGTGATCACCGCCTTCGACCCGCACGGCGATGCGAACGGCTCAAGATTGATCAACGCCGACCCCAGCAGTTCCCGGTCAACCTTGGCGATGTTGGCCACGGACTCGAAAAAGCCCATCCGGTCATTCGTCAGCAGCCGCCATAGCTCCGGCGAACATGCGCTGGAGGCGGTCATCGCGTTTGGTTGGGCCTTGATGAGAGCGTTCATGATGCTGTTCCGGGGGGGTGTCGTTCCAACCGTCTCGGTTGAGCCAGGTCGTTGGGTGTGGGGTGAATTTCGGGTCCGTCCAGACCGGTATCCACGCCAGCAGGCCGGTCATGATCGTCAGCGGGGGGTCAGTGGCCCGCGCCGCCTTCGCGATGCGCTTGATGGCCGCCTCGTAGGCAGCCCTCGCTTTTGGCTTTCCGACCTTGAGGGGGTAGGCCAGCCAGAATCCGTCGAACGGATCGGGCAAGAGAGAAGCGATAGCTTCTCCCTTTCTTTCTGACTCTGGTTCTGAAGAATGCTTTGGCAAAAGCGTAGCAATTGCTTCATGTGTCGCGTTTGTTTTCAATGACTTAGCCGAACCGCCTTTAGCGCCAGCCTCTGATCTTTTTTGCGACTTCTGTGACGCTTTTTCGAGTTCCTGAGACAGCCTGGCGCTGACGATTTCGTCGCGTCCAACCTCGAAAAACGCCATCACGTCGTCGCAGATTTTTTCCCACCGAGCAGGGCCGCATCCGGCAATTCTGGCCAGCTTTTTCGGGTCATTTGGCAGGCTTCCACCGGCCCGCCACATCGTCATGAGCAGCAGCAGGTAGGCGCCGTGTTGCTCGGTCGACAGGTGGCGCGTGTCGCCCAGGTAGTCGGCGACGTAGAGCTGCATGAACGGGGGGGCACTCATGCGCCCATCTCCCGGTGCGTCTTCACGTCCCGAACGATGGTCGCCACGTCTCGGCGCATGAAGTCCGCGATCTGGACGTAGCTCTTGCCGATTTCAACCATGCGGATCGACGCTTCCCGGCGAGCGGCCGAAAGCCTCTGGGGGCTCCTGCGGCCCCGCAGCAGATCCAGGCTCACGCCTTCGCGCTCGGCGATGCCGGCAGCTATGGAGGCCATGTTGGCGTCGATAGGGCCGCGCCACAGCGACAAGAGTTGGCCGGGCTTGTGGATCATGCCGCCACCGCCATTCTTTCGGCGGCCCGGTCCAGGTCGTTGTCCGAGGTCTCGGCGATCAGGGCCTGGACCTCGCGGGTGATGCGGGCGTAGGCGGCGGCGGGGGTCATGCCATACCCGCTGCCGATAGAAGGCTTGGCGCCCCCGTCTGCGCCTCCATCTCCATGAGATTGCGAACGGCCTGCCGGAAGTAGGCGGGTTTCAATTCGGTGCCGATGAAGCGGCGGCCCGATTTCAGCGCGCCCCAACCCTCCGAGCCGATGCCCATGAAGGGCGAGAACACCACGTCACCGGGGTTGGTCCACAGCCGGATCGCGCGCTCAATCAGGTCAAGTTGCAGCGGGCATAGGTGGCGCTCGTCTTTCTCCTCACGGGCCGTCTTCACGTTCAGGACGTTGGTCTGCTGGATGTCCATCCAGACAGGTGATGCCCATTGCTGCCACTGCGAGACGGGGAATAGCTTGGAGTCCTGCCCGACCTTTTCGGCCTCGCTCTCGTCGGCTGGCGTCTTGCGGAAGACCAGCAGATAGTCCGGCATTCCGACCCGCGAGCGGGTGCTGTCGGTCTGAAGCTGCTTGTAGAGCAGACCCAGAGCCTTGGTCCGCGTCATCTCGACAACGGGATCTTTCCAGATCGTCACACGGCTGTGGTAGGTCCACCCCTCAGCCTCGTGCGCATCCCGAATGTCAGCCGGGAAGTCGTATAGACCAACGGAGCCGTGCATCGACTTGGTGCGCGGAATGTCGGAGCAGTGAACTGCCGTCAGCCGGCCCGGCTTAGTGGCGCGGAACTTCTCGCGCACGAGGTGGCGATAGAGCGCCTTGAACTCGGCCTCGTCCTTGACGTTGCCCATGTCCCGCTCACTGTCCGAATAGACGAACAGATGCGCGAATGGCGGGCTGTAGACGGAGAAGTCCATCGAGTTGTCGGGGAGCGTGGAAGCGAACTCCACACAGTCGGCGTTATAGGCGGCGAAGCGTTCGCCCTGGTAGCTGTCGAGGACCTCGGTCATGCGGCAATCCATTGCGGAAGGATGATCGCCTTTGTCGGCGTGTAAGGGGCTTGTTCGGGGACGATGCGGGCCGCGCGGGACATCGCGGCGGTCATCTCGGCCTTCATGGCGTCGTGATCGCCGGCCTTGCGGCTTACGATCTGCCAGATGCTCTCTTCGGTGTCGGCGCACGCTACATGGACGTTCACGGGCCGCGTCTGGCCGAAGCGCCAGCAGCGCCGGATCGCCTGATAGAAGCTCTCATATGAGAAGCTCAGGCCGACGAAGGCCATCCGCGCGGAGTGCTGCCAGTTCAGGCCAAACCCAGCAATCGACGGCTTGGTGATGATGACCCGGGCCTGCCCGCTGGAAAACAGCGTCAGGTTCGCTTCTTTGACCTCGGCTGACATGGAGCCTCGGACTTCCACGGCTCCGGGGATGCGATCGGCGAGCGCGTCGGCCTCATAATCCGTGTCGCACCAGATCACCCACGACTCGTCAGGCTCACGGGCGACTAGTTCGGCCACCACGTCGGCACGGGCGTCGGTGGTCATCCGCTTCTCGCGGTGAATGGACGTGGCCGATGTGTCAGGCATCCGGAACAGGCGGGCCTGCCCGTCCTTCTCATGGCCAGTGTCGAGGGACCGGTCGGCCGCAATGATGTGGCGTTTCAGATCAAGCGCCGGCAGGTCATAGCCAGTGTCGTCGAAGCCCAGGTCGGACGGCTTGGAGACGCAGCGAGCCCACCCAGAGACCCAGTTCCAGAAGTCCTTGACCGCGTGTCCCTTCATCCGCCAGTTGCCGGTGTCGGCGCTGTCGTGGATGAACCATCGCGTGAGCATCTGGCTTTGCGACATGACCCCGAGAAACTCGGAGTGCTGGCCAAGTTCGGCATGGTCGTTCGGTGCAGGTGTCGCGGTGCAGCAGAGCCGGAACGGCGTGTTGCGAAAGGCAGCGATCAGGGCGCGCGTGGTGGCGCCGTGAAAGCTCTTGAGGATGCTGCTTTCGTCAAGAATGACGCCGCCGAATGCATCCGCATCGAACCGGTCAAGCCGGTCATAGTTGGTAATGTAGACGCGGGCGCCATCCATCTGCGACGGATCGCGGATAGCCTTCGCGTCGATCCCGAACTTGACCGCCTCGCGCTCGTGCTGCGCGGCCACGGCGAGCGGGGCCAGCATGAGCACCGGCAGGCCCGTATGCTCGACGACGACGCGGCCCCACTCCAGAGCACAGAGTGTCTTACCGAGGCCGGTATCGAGGAACAGCGCAGCGCATCCGGCCCGCAAGGCGAACTCGACGCAATGGCGCTGGTGATCCTTCATCGCCGGGCTCAGCGGCGGAATATCGGCGAGGCCGCGCGGAACGAAGGCGATGCGTTTGGAGGCGATCATTTCGCGGTAGGCATTGAGATTGCTCACAGCGTCACCCCCGCGTCGCTCAGGGCCTTGTCGACGGTGGCGATGCCGACCGGCGTCATGGCCCAACCACGGTTCCAGACGGTGTCGATGGCGGTGCGGCCGATGGAGCCTCGCAGGCGGGAGATGAACACGGCGACGACGTTGGACGCGCGCTCCAGCCCGGACGGGGACGGGGCGATGTTCTGCAGGGCCCAGGCTGTCAGCGGCTCGCCCTTGGCGTCGTAGAGAGCCATCAGGAAGCGGGTCTCGACGGGGGTGAGCCGGAACGCCTTCCGCAGGGCGGTGAACAGCCGCTCCTCGCGCATGAGGCTGAGTTCGTGGCGAAGGTGGGTGACCTCTTGCTCAAGTTCGGCGCGGGTCAGGAACGCAAGGGGTGTCATGGGCGCCTCCCGGTGAAGCGAACGACGGGCAGCACCTCGGCGCGGCCAGCCTCGGCGGCGAACCGCGTTGCAGCGCGCGAGGAGCCGCCGCAGCGGGTGACGATGGGGGCGATGGCCCGGGCGAGGGCGTCAGCGGCTACAGCCTGCTCCTCGGGGCCGGTGAAGGGCGCCATGAAGGCGCTGATGTGCTCCTCGGCCTCGGCGGCGATGCGGCCGCGCTCGGCCGACCAGGCTTTGTCCCTGTCGATCCGCTCGACGATGATGCGCTCGTTGCGGTTCGTCATGCGGCCGCCCCTTGGGAACGGCTGACGCTGCCGACCATGATCAGGGCGTCGACGGTGGTCAGGCGCTTGGGAGGCGCACGGTGGACCACCTCAAAGCCGCGCGTCCCGGCGAGGCGCCGGAGCCAGCCCCGAAAGACCAGGGTGGAGACATGCCGGGCCACCATCGACTTGCTGTTGAGCCCGAGCGCCACCCGGATTTCGTCGTAGGACGGGGAGATGCCGCCGTTTTCGTCGATGTAGGCGGTGATGAAGGCGAGGCAGTCGGCTTGCCTCCGGTCGAGTTTGAGGCGCATCAGATGTACCTCCGCAGCGACCGGGCCAGTTCCTTGGCGCTCGGGACCTTCTTGCCGGGTTGCGGCTGCTGGTAGGCGACCTGGGCGTGCTCGCGGCAGTAGGGGCCGACCTCGCCGTTGCGGCGACCGCAGAAGGTGAAGCCGTCGCTGGACGGATCGCCGATCGGCCACTTGCACATGTGGGCGCCGAGCGTCAGCACGGTGGCTGTCCCCGGGGCTTCAATGCGCTCAGGAACGACCTCACGCGGTGGGCGCTCGTTGCCGGCCTTTTCGAACGTCATCCCGTTTCCGGCGATGCCGACCGGCTTGCGCGGGGGCGCGGCGACCTTCACCGGCACGCCGAAGCCTCGGGTCTCGCGCGGGGGCTTGGCGACGGTGCGGGGCGCGGAGGCCTTCTGCCGGCCATCTTTGCTGACCACCTTGAGCCGATGCAGTTTGCCGATCACGGCGTTGCGGCTGATCCCGGTCAGGCGGGCGGCGATCTGGGAGCACGAAAGCCCCTCGCCCCACGTCCATTTCAGCACGGCGGTTCTGGTCGGCGTCCAGCCGATCTCGCGGCGCGCCTGGGCGAAGTCTTGGTCCGACGGCTTGGGGAACGGGTTCGCACTCATGCGGCCCTCACGGTCTCGATGCGGCCGGCGCCGTAGAGGGCGATCATCGCGGCCTCGGCTCGCCCGTCGTGCTTCTTCAGGTTCCAGTGCTGGGCGTGGCGCGGGAACAGGGCCGAGGCGCGCTGCCGGGCCTGGTCCTTGTCGCCGGCCACCCGCAGCGTCTTCTTCCAGCTTTGCGGGGTGACGTCGTGAATGGTCAGGAAGTTCGCAGCGCAGATGCCGCGGACGAGGCCGTAGCCACGCCCGAAAGTGAAGGCGCCGACACCGCCCTCGCCCGGACGGACGCCAACTTGTTCAAGCCAGACGCACGCCGAGTCCTTGGCCCAGTCGTCGATCAGCCGGGCGAGCGCGTATTCGTCGATGACCCGCTTGTTCGACTTGCCCTTTCCCACGTTCAGGGTCGGCATGTCGGCAATCTGCAGGATCTGCGACGCCGGCCAGAGGCGGGCAAGCGCGCCGCCCAGACCGGGGTCAATGCCGATGATGGCGCGCTCGCCCGGCATGGTCAGGCCGCCTCGATGACAGGCGCGTCGTCGCCGATGGTCTCAGGGGCGCCGCGGTCCATGAAGCCGCTCTTGCGAAGGGCGCGGGCCTCGTCGTCGATCACCTCGTCCGGGTCGCGGTCGTCTTCCGGCGGCTCATCGCCGATGACGTCGGCCTTCGTCTTGCGCGCCTCGTCGACGCCGTTGGCGATGGCGAACTTGCGCAGGTTCTCAGCCTGGCCGTCGCGCCACGCGTCCTGCCAGTCGCCGTGGAACATCGTCGCGATGTTCTCGGGGACTTCCATGTCGTCAGCCCGCAGACCGGCGCGGAAGCCGTCCGCCCGAGCAGCCTCGCGGTCGCCGACGGTGTCGGTCGCGAACATGTCGAGCTGGCCGCCCATCGGAAGGCCGGCGAGGTTGAAGCGCTCTCGCCGGGCATTCTCGTTGTGACGGAACGCCACCTCGGTCATGCCGAGGGCGTCAAGCAGTTCGACGAGATCCTTGCGCTTGTATCCGAGGTCGCCCTTGCAGGCCGCGAAGCCCTGATTCACCTTGGCGAGGGCGGCGTCGTAGGTCGCCTTGATGACCCCGGCAGCTTTCATATCCTGCCGGATCGTGACGAGATGGCGATGCAGCAGCGCCGCCTTTTCGTCGTCGGTAAGCGGTTCGCCGGAGTTGTGGCCGTGGTCTCCGGCCTTCGGTTTGCGGGCCATTCAAGGTCCCCTCTTCTCATCGGCCGCCGTTGCCGGCGCGGCCCTGCCGGTCGTGTGGTCAGGGCAGGCCGCGGTCGCGCAGGACCTGGATGCCGACAGCGCAGGCCTCAGCTACGGCGTGAGCCCCCTTCGCCACGCCGCCGGTCAGCAGCGCGATCAGAGCTGCGACCGCCCAAACCAAGGACAGGGCGAAGATCGCGGGCCATCGCCACCAGGCGCTGTTCACGCTGTTCGAGGTCTTTTCGGGCTGCTGCATGGCGAGCCTTCTCCGTTGCGATGAAGTCATCGAGGCCGTGGCCGATGACGGCGCCGAACACCGGGAGGGCCACCGCCCATCCGCCGTTTCGGGATTTCAGGATGCGGTCGAATGTCGCGAGCGATGTCCGGCCAGCGACAACGCCGCGCGCCTCGTCCAGGCTCAGATCCCATTCACGGGCGGCCTGCTTGGCGGTGTTCTGCGGCCAGCGAAGACGGGCGTCGGCGCCCAGTGCGTCGCGGGTCGCCCTGTCAAGGCCCAGCGACGGGCTCCCTGACGCATTCTCGTGGCGGATTTCCAATGCCGTCGTCCTCATGGTTGCACACGAGGACAGCGAGTGGCGCGGAAGGGCGCGGCAGGATGGGAGACCGGGAAGGCTGTAGTGAATTTGCGGTAGACACTGAGATCGCCGAGGCGATCCTGCAGGCGGCTGTAGCCGGCGGCCTGCGTTACTGGGCCAGGCGGTCGACCCGCCAGCCCGACAAGACGGCCCTGATCAAGGGGGCCGACGGCAGGAGCGCGGCTGCAACCGCCCTCCTGAATAGTTGGACCGCCCGACACCTCGCGAAGGTGGCCGGGCGTTCGGCGTTCGGAGGTGAGTGACGCCCCCGGCCACATGTCAGGCGGCTTTGTCGCTCTGGGACCGAGCCAGGCGCCGCGACTCTGCGGCTGCGGCCAAGGCCTCGAGGGTGATGTCGTGAAAGCCCCTCGCCTCGGCAGCGCGGACCACCGCGGTGAACCACTCCGATGGGATCGAGCCGAGGTCAGACCATCGGCGGACGTTTTTGACGGGCAGCTTCAGATCAGCCGCGAGATCGGCGAGGCCCCATCGGGCGAGTATGTCGGCGAAGGTCATGCCGCGCTGACTGACACGTTTCGTGTTGTTCGTCAACATTATCCGTGTCGCGGGGTATGCGACGTGTCGGGGATGGAACCTGGTGAAAGACTCCGAGCGGCCCGCGTCGCCGCTGACCTGTCAGTCGAGCAGCTTGCTGAACGGATCGAGAAGGCGGCGTCGACCGTGCGGGCCCACGAGAACGGCCAGAACGGCATAAAGGCGCCGATGGCGGAGCGGTACGCCCGCGCCCTGAACGTGACGCCCGAGTGGCTCCTGTATGGCAAGGCTGCCGGCCAGCGCCCCGAGCCTGCCCTTGAAAACCTGTCGACTTCGCGGCTCCCCATCGCGCATGAGGTTGCCGCCGGGCTGTGGCTTCCGTCCGACGAGTTGCGCGACGAGCCGATCGGCTACTACGACGCCCATTTCCTTCGGGAATACGCGTCCTTCCAGCAATGGCTGGAAGCGGTTAGCGGCGACTCAATGGACCGGATGCTCCCGCATGGCGCCCTGATCCACGTCGTCGATGCTATCGCGATGGGTTACGCGCCGAAGCACGATGACCTGGTGGTTGTCGTCCGCCGGCGTGCCCAGGGGGCCTTCGTTGAGCGGTCTGTGAAGCAGGTGGCCCTGACCCCTGACGGTGTCGAGCTCTGGCCGCGATCCCACAGCCCCCGCTGGTCGGCGCCGCTTACGATGCGCGACGGGATGGACGATCACGAAGAGGCCGAGGTCGAGATTGTCGGAAAGGTGGTCCAAGCCTACATCGACTTTCGCCGATAGGACGTTAAACGACGAATGACACGTTTCGTGTTGACACGTTTCGTGTAACCGGCCTAATGTCTCCCTACGAACTCGGGGAGACGAAATGTCCGACGCGACCACCATTCAGACCGGCTTCGGGGGGCAAGGATCCCCCGTCGGCGCGATCATTGTTCCGCAGACCGCTGATGGTCACGCCTTCATGCGGGAGGCGCTTGCTGGTCTTGCCGCTGGTGCTCGCCCGCTCCGCAGTCCGCTGGAAAGGGCCCGGCTGGCCCGCGCCGACGCGGTGTTTCTCTACGGCGAGGCGCGCGTTCTGGAGTGCGAGGCGGCTGGCTACGCGTGCCCGACGTCGCGGCGCTACAGCCTGCGCATGACGGACGCCGAGATGGCGGTCGCTGCTGAGATGGCGGTGGCGGCATGAGCGCCCCCGCTTGCACGGCGGGCCGGTGGGACCGCGATACCGCCCTCGCCCAGATCGAGAAATGCGACTTCGAATGTGAAGGCGGCCCGCTCGCCAACAACGTCGCGTGGCGGTTCCTGAAGGACGCGCTTGTCATCGGGCCGAAGTATCTTCCGGGTCAGGGCGTGTGGTTCGAGGTCGTCGCCGAGGCCAGCGGCGTCAGTCTGTCGCAGTGGGTCCACTTCTACATCGTCGGCGTCTTCATGTCGTCGACCCCCGAACGCCGACTGTGGACCTACAGCCTCAGCTATGACCCGCCCGCGCCGCGGCACTACGGGACCACGCATTTCAATGGCATCGCGGAGGCCAAGCTTCGCCTCGAAAAGCCGGTTGCGGATGACGCTGCCAAAGCTCGCGGTGAGCAATCATGACCGCCTTCCAACTCGATACGTCGGGAACAACTGCGATCGTCCTTCGGCGCGGACCTCCGAATTTCAACATGGTTGGTCAGCGCCTGCCGGATACCCTTCTCGACACCGACGAGACGATCAGTGCCGGGTTGGTTAGCCGCCTCCGCGCATACGCGCTCAAATATCTGACGCAGTCCGGCTTCAACGTCTCCTCGTGGGCCTGTGAAGTCTACACGATGGATGGCGATCTGACGCCGCCAGAACGATACTACACCGTCGAATTTACGAACCCGGCAGGCGGAATGCTCGGAGTTCAGGGCATCCTGACGAATCGTGGCTGGCCGACGCTGGATCACGGTGTCTGTGTTGACACCGGAAGGGGCGGATGATGACCCCCTTTGCCACTGGCTACATCGAGGCCATCCGCAAGAGCCTGCCTCCTGAATATCACGAGGCCCCCCTCGCCCCCGCCACCCTCTCGCGGATCATTGAGGACTGCGAGCGGTGGAGCGAAGTAGCCTCCTATCGCTGGCAGTTGATCGACCCGCGCGATGTGGCCGCATCCTTGTGGCGCGAGCAGCAGGCCGGGAACTGGGCGCATATGGGCTTCACGCCCCTCACCGTCACGCTCGGCGACGACGGCCTGATCTACTTCCGGGAGGCTGGTCAATGAGCGCCCCCAACATCATCCCCTTCACCCGCTCCCCGGTGCGTTCAGGACCGGACACCTTGGGCGCGGCTGAAACGGGCGCCGGCCACGGCCCGATCGCCGGCGCCCACCCCTTCCCCGCCGATCTGGAGCCGCTGGCTGCCTCGATCTTCGCGGACCTGTCCATGGGCACGGTGTTCGAGGGTCTGTCGGCCCTGATCGACCGGGCGCTGGCCGAGCGTGTCGACCACCGGGTCAAGCCGCTGGCCGCCATCGCCGACGCCGCCGTGGACCCGCTGATGGACCTGCGGGAGCGGCTGACCGAGGTCATGACCCGGCTGGCCCGGTCGCAGGCGCTGGCCGAGGCACGCGAACTCGACGCCGCCTTCGCTGAAATGCCGCAGGACGATCAGGCGGTCGAGCTCGGCTACCTGCGGGCGGATCAGCGCAAGGCCCTGCTCTGGGCTCAGGCCGAGGCGATGGCCGCCGCGACTGGGGGTGCGGCATGAGGCGCTCCGCGATCACCTGCGCAGCTTGCGGTAGGCATCGCCTGAAGCCCACGTCGGCTGTCAACCGCGCCAAGCGGGCCGGGCTAAACCTCTACTGTGATCGGACCTGCGCGGGCGTCGCCCGCCGCGTTGAACGCTCAGAGGCAGAGCGCCGCCGGATCAAGGCTGAGTATGACGCTGCCCGCCGGATCGCGCTAGCCGCAGAAATCAAGGCAGCCAAGCGTGCCCGCCACCTAGCGACCTACGATCCCGACAAGGAGCGTGTGAAGCGGGCCGCAAAGATGCCCCGCCACGTCGAATATTGCCGCCGTCCCGCCTACCGCGAGCAGAAGAAGGCCTACGACCGCCAGCGGCGCTGCAAGCTCGAATATGGCCCCTTCTGGGAAGCCGCCTCAGTCCTCTTCGATGTCGAAGCGGAGGTTCGCTCCCGCGCGAGCGACTACGAAATCCGCGTCCAGAACGGGACGCTCAACAAGAAACTCAATCGGAGACGAGAATATGACCGCCAACACGCTTAGCGCCGTGAACCTGAAGAACGCCCTTTGGGAAACCCTTCAGGCCGTGAAATCGGACAACATGCTACCAGCCCAAGGCGATGCCATCGCCTCTCAGGCCCGCGAAATCCTCCGCACGGTGAAGACCCAGCTTCAGGTCTGCGCGCAAGCCAAGCGCAACGTCCCGACCGAGATCATCGATTTCGTCGAGAAGCCCTGACCGCATGACCCGTCTCGCCCGCGCATCAATCGAAGCCGCCGCCGTCCTCGCCTTCATCTGGGCGGTCTGCGCGCTGGCCGTCGCCCTCGAACCCCTCGCAATGACAGGAGCCTGACCCATGAATTCCGATCAAATTTTCATCCTGGTTAACAATAGGCGGACCTCGCTCGCCGCGTTCGCCAAAATGGCGCAGGCGGAAATCAAGACCGTCGACGCCAGTGGCTGCACGGCCCTGACCGAGCTGAAGGCCGACGCTGCCGAGTACGTCTACGCCCGTGGCTGCACGGCCCTGACCGAGCTGAAGGCCGACGCTGCCGAGTACGTCTACGCCCGTGGCTGCACGGCCCTGACC